AGCTCTTGTAATCTAGCCTTTGCAGCTTTACCAAATAGCTTTTCTACTTTATCACTTGTACGTGATTCGGGTGTATCAATACCCATGATTCGAACTCGCTCATCTGCCATGATAATACCGAATCCTAAATCGATGTCCACATCAACTGTATCCCCATCGATCACTCGCACGATTGTGCATTTGTATTCATACATTGTTTGACTCCCTTGTACGTATGTTTTATTTATACAAGGGAGTCTTACAGTGTTAAAAACTAAAGCTTACGCCTACTGTCGTATCTTTATATTTCCAGTCATTATCAGCAGTAACTGTCACATATGCAGTTGCCATACCGTTTACTGAATAAGAAGCGTTTACTTCTGATCCAACAAAGTCAAAGCTTGAAGCACTTGAATATGCACCTTTTACTTTAGGTGTTACCATTACACCAAGCATATCAACTTTTACACCAGCATCATATGCCCATTTCTCAGTTGTTACATTATACTCAGTTTTGCCGATTACAGCTGGACGTTCCCAACCTTCGGCTGCAGCAGCACCTGCAAAAGTTACAGCCGCAGCAGCTGCTAAAATTACATGTTTCATTTTTTATTCCTTTTTGTTTAAAAAAATGAGGGGACCTATATAAGCCCCCACATTATACTTTTTGTTTTTTATGACTTACAAGTCTTTCGTATCAGTCAGCATTAGATACTTTGCTTCTTCATGGTAACCCATTCTAGAAAGCTCAGATGCAGCTCGTGCTTTTCCTACGGATAGGAAGAAGCTATTGAATCCACTAAAGAGTCCACCCACTGGTGCAAAGGCATATTTCATTACTGCTTCAGTCATTAGAAACGTCTCCGTAAATCGTCAGTCTTATTATGAGCAACGTTCCAGATGTCTCCACGACATAGGCCGATATCTGCAAGATCTTTATCAGTTAGCTTATTAAGCTCCTTAATAGTTTTCCTTGCTTCTGACGTATCCTTGCGTGCTGTGTTCAGATCTTTAAATAGTTCAAACAGAGCTCTAATTGCGTTCTGTAAGAAATTCGCTTGTGTTAGTATTAGTTGTGTCATTGGTAGATTCCTCGTTTTTTCCAATATTAATTTTACGAGGACGCTGATCTTCAGGAATGATAACCTTCAATTCAATTGCTAAGATACCATCGATGATGTCAGCTCCGTGCACTTGCACGTGTTCAGACAGCCTAAAGGTACGTTTGAACTTCTTCGTGGAAATACCACGGTGAACGTATTCGCGACCTTTTTTCACATGCTCACCTGTGATAGTGAGAGTCCTTTCATGCATTTCGATGTTAATACCATCTTTACTGAAACCTGCTACCGCTAATTCAATGAGGTAGTCGGATTCACCAGTCTTTAGAATATTATGGGGCGGATAGTGATCGTGGGCATGTTTGGTAACATGATCCAGTTCTTTTAGTAGATGATCAAATCCAACGAAAGCGGATGAAGGGAATAGTGTAGTATTAAATTTGCCTGTCATAATTTTCTCCTTTTGCAAGCAAGATATTTTAAAGGAACCAGATACTCTGCGTTCCAAGGTTATTTATACATTTTAGATAATCAATTTCGATTCATTTGTAATGATTTTCGAAAACATTGTTTGATACTGCTTCTTAAGCGTTTCTACTGGATCTACCATAAACATAACATAGCTTCGTGGAATTTCCATTCCATCCTTAGCATCTGAATATGCCATAAACGGCGCTAGACCTAAAGAGTTAGCTTCTGTTGGAATCAAGATAGCAACATCTGATAGAGTCAAATGATCCTTGTTACTTGAGTCAACGGTGCATAGTAGTTCTTCGCCAGTAGATATACGGACGATTTTAATATCACTCATGATTTATCCTGTAATAATGTTATAAATTTCTTTCCAGTTTTTTACACGTGGACATAATCCCTTATAGTCAGCATTAAATCCGTGTGCAATTAGCAAACTGTTTAAACCAATGCGCAAACCTAAATCAGCGTTTTCTGGTTTATCTTCTATCCAGTAGCATCCGCTACTTCTATATTGTTCTAGTGCGTCGTCTTTATCTGCACCAGTATCTAAACATACTATTTCCTCGAACGCAGTAGGTCCGAATAGAAGTTCTAAATTTTGTTTTCGCAATTCAGCTGCGGCCGGATTAAGGCTTAAGCTTGTAATACAGCGGAAAACATATCCATGTTCTTCATGTAGTTTACGTACATATTTAATTGAATCTCGCAGTGGGGAAAGAAATCTCATGTCAGCACTAGTATTAAAATGCTTTACAAGTTTTTTACATTCTCCGCGATCTATACCAAACATTATTTCCATATCATAAGATACAATATCAGGGGATGCTCGCTTATATCCTAAGCTATCCATCCATTTGGTAAAACCATGAACCCAGTCAACTAAGACTCCATCACAGTCAGTAAGTATTACTTTTTCTTTCATCATATAAATCTCTCCTTTTTTTTCATTATAGTGCTATTATACCACAAATGAATAAGGATGTACACAGTTAATTTAGCTTATTTGAATTATTTATTGCCAATGTTGTATTTAGGGCATAGTTCCCACTTTGCCTTTTCTTTATAAGATACAACTTTGATCTGTCTCAGCGGTGCCTTTTGCAATGCTTCTTTTTGAGAAAACTCTACTAGTCCCCAATCACTGAGCAATGTTGCAATAGTATTACGTCGCTGAATATCATTCTCTAATAGATTAGAAGGTTTACCATCTAACAGGAATAGCTCTTTAAAGTGGACAATAAAGTATCGTCCTTGCTTATGTAGAATATGACAAGACTGAAATAGCTTGTTGTCATGGCGTGATGCCACACCAATCCTAGTTAGAGTTTCTCTTACTTTTAGAAAATCATCTGGTTCGTTGAGGGTAACTTCCAGCATGATTGCTGGTGTCCACTCAATTGGTTTACTTTCTTCCACCTTTATACACCTTCATCCTTAATTCTTCAATTTGTTCTTTTGATAATATTGTCAAAACTTGGCGTGCTTTTTCATTGCTATAGCCATAATATTCTTTAACAACTTCAATGTTATTAAGATTTGCCGGTTTAGCCCATTTGCTAAAACGTTTCCTCTTTCTAACAGTATTTATCAAAAAAGAAAATTGGAGTTTATTATCTAGGTGGTGATATCTATTCATCTCATTAGCAAGTAGAATGGTATCATGGAAGTAAGAAAGAGAGCGGTTTACCATGAATGCATTGTATGATTTCTCAGACAAGTCATCAACCATTATATCTTTCTTTGTAGTATTGATAGCATTAAGGTATTCAAACGGATTCATTGAGTATCCTTTCACGCAGTTCGGTAGTAGACCATTGATGGTTACGCGCGTTGTAGTATATTTCAAGTCCAACTTCTCGTGCGGTAAAATCTTCATTACGATATTCATTACCAATAATACGAAGATCTATATTATTATTCATAATTAAAGCATATAGATCATCTTCAGTCTCATAAGGTATAATCTCGTCGACATACTTACAAGCATCAACTTGAACAAACCGTTCATACATTGACTGAACAGGTTTATTCTTTTCTTTGCGATCTATGCTTGGATCTGTTTGAAGTGCAACAATTAAGTGATCACATTGATTACTTGCATCTTTAAGCATTAACACATGACCAGCATGAAATAGATCGAACGCACCTGCGGTGATACCTACTACTTCCATTCTGCACCTGCCATAATCTCAGTCATACATGCAACAACATTCATCTCGTGATCTGCGACGAATGCGTTTTTATATTGGTAATCAGCAAGTATGAGTACAACTTGTGGAATAGATTGTGGTTGTAAGTGATCAGCCATCTTATCATAAACAGCACGAAAGATAGCTTGAGGCTCAGTATCAATATTGTTTACAACCCATTGACGCATGCCTTTAAAGTCTTTACCTTTAAGCTTTTCCATAAGTGATTTAACATTGTTGTCTCCTAGATTGACTAGGACACCAGCATCAATAGATCCACTGACGGAATAACGTTGGCATTCATTTAAGACACGACGCCAGTCTGGAAAGTAACGTTCGACAAGTTGTGCTAAGACCGCCTTGTCGAACGCCACATTCTCGGCTGTAAGAATATCCATCAGTCGCTTGAAGAACATGCCAGCAATTGCAGGCTTTTGATCATTCGGTATAGCGAACTCGTAGACAGAACACCGAGAATGTAAAGGTTCAATGATTCGATTCTTAAAGTTACATGTCATAATAAAACGACAGTTATTTGAGAACTCTTCAATGAATCCACGTAAAGCGGGTTGGGTTGATTGAGGATTAAGGTAATCAGCCTCATCCAGAATTACTACCTTATAACCGCCCTGTAACGATACACTAGAAGCAAACTGTTTGATTTTGCCACGAAGTGTATCGATGTTGCCTTCTTCAGAACCATTGATTATAATATAATCAAGGCCAAGTTCATTACATAGAGCTTTAGCAACTGTAGTTTTACCTACACCTGCTGTACCACTAAATAACATATTTGGCAATTGTTCTGTCGAAACCATTTCATTGAATACTTTTTTCAATGAGGTTGGTAAGACACATTCGTCAATTTTAGATGGGCGATACTTTTCAACCCATAGAAATTCATTAGACATTCACGTACTCCATAATATAATATAATACATTATAACACATATCGGATGATATGTACATAACTAATTTGGTCAGGGTGGCTGGACTCGAACCAACGACTTCTACATTCCAAGTGTAGCACTCTACCAGACTGAGCTACACCCTGTAAGTGAGGTGTTTCCACCTCACCGTTTATTTTACGATCGATTCGTATAGATCTTCAATCTCTTCCTTTTGCTGCTGAAACTGAGCAAAATTCTGTTTATGATAGATCTTTGCCAGTGCATTGATATACTTCTTATCGATAGCAACATCATCAGCAAGGGCATTAGCAGCTTCTTTTTGAAAGTCCCGTTCAGCATCAATACGTGTCATTGAGTTTGACATTTCTTTCATGCATTCAAGAACCTTTTTACGATCTGCTTCGTTACTCAGCATTAGCAGTATCTGGTTCTGCAGCTGCATCGCCTTCAGGTTCTGCTGGCTTGTTTGCTTCAAGGAAAGCATTGATTCGATCTCGGACACCGCCGACTGATGTAAGTTCTTCTCCACGGAAGGCTCCTCGTGTTGATGCCACGTCAATAATTTGAATAGTGGCCTGCAAATCATTAAGACCCAGCTGAACTGCTGCTGTCTCTGTGGCTTCAGGTGTTACGTTATTTTCTTCGCTCATTATTAATCTCCGTAAGATGAGTTTTTCTCTAAAGCAACCCAGTATTCTACTGATTCTTTAGTATGTTTAAAATGTGAAATTAGCTTTTTAGTGATAGCAACATCATAGTCCCCATTGATAAACTTAAAGTTTGCGATATTGAATACAAACTTAAAGCCCTCTTCGCTTCTCGAGCAGCCATCTAGTTCGATTTCAAATGTGTTAGATGTTGCATCATTAACATCAGTAACAACAATTGAAGCTGTATTCTCTCCAGGTTTACCAGTGATTACTGCAGTATTTATACCTAAAGCAGAGGCTGCTTTGCGAATTGCCGCCATATTTTCTTGTGTTAATGTAAATGATACATCAACTGATGGCATAACAACATCTTTAGAAGGTGTTGTCAAGATAGATGGTTCAGAAAAGAAGTACTTAATAGCTTGTCGACCTTGTGAGATCTTAACTGATTTGTACTCATCATCAAAGGTTAACTCAGGATCTTCGAACATGCCGAGTGCACCTAAGAACTCATGAAGATCATAGATACCTATCTGAGATGGAATATCTTCAGCAACTGTTGCTGATGACAAAATAGTTTTAGATTCAGACATAGTCTTAATCACATTACCTGGATTAAGAACAATCTGACTGTTGATTGCGGCAAAGTTCTTAAGACTGCCAATTGTTTCATTCGATAGTTTCATACTTTCTCCATAATGAATATAGGTTATTATACCACACTTTTAAGCTATTGTACATCATTATTTTCTTTATCATGCACATATAGTGCAATTAATGTATAATGCAAAATTTTAAACAGATCTTTTCGATGCTCTGTTACATCTCCTTTTTTTCCATATCGTTGCAGATACTTATCAACATTACCTAAACAAAAACCAGTGCCGTTACCACGATCAACAATTACTTCATTTGCTTGAAACTTAGTTTGTCCATAATGTTGACTATATGTGGAGTTCACATATTCAGTGAACTCCTTTAATAGTTTATCTTCATTAAACTTGTATTCCATTATTATCCTTCTGTTGAGTAAATTGCGTTATCAAGAATGTTATCTATATCAGCACCAGAAAGCTCAGAGCTTTCATCTTCTGTAGATGTTGTATCATCAATCAAAGCATATAGATCTTTAAAAGCTTCTTTTGTATCATTGTCAAAGCGACTAATACAAAGATCGATTGATTTAGTACGATCATCAAAGATAGAAAACGTTTGTACGATATGGCACAAACGACGTGTTGATACGATATCGTCTACTCCACCATCTTCAAATGTTTTACGAATAGTCTCAGACCATTGAGTTAAACGATCGGCAAAGTCATTATCTTTACAATCAAACTTATCCATATGCTTTATGATAATCTTCTTTTCGATTGCCATTGAAGGATAAGGCTGTTCAAGTGTAATAGTAAAACGCTCAAGGAAAGCTTCATCAATAATAGTTGCTGCAATAAAGCGGCCGTCTTCAGAACCTTGACCTTTAGTATTAGCAGTAGATATTACATTGAATCCTTCAGCAGGTTTGATAACTTCACCAGTCTTTTTGATCATGATAGGTTTGCCTTCTAGCACACCTTGTAAACACATGATCTTATTTGAACCACGGTCGATCTCATCGATCAGCAACAGAGCACCTGCTTCCATAGCTTTAATAACAGGACCTTTTGCAAAAACGGTCTCACCGTCAATAAGGCGGAAGCCACCAATCAAATCATCTTCATCTGTTTCAGGAGTGATTTGAACACGGACGTACTCTCGGTTTGTGCGAGCACATGCTTGCTCAACCATAGTAGTCTTACCATTACCAGATAAACCAGTAATGAATGTAGGATAGAATGATCCAGACTTAACAATCATTTCTACATCTTTTGAATTTCCCCAAGGGACATAATACTGGTCTTTTGCTGGTACAAAGATCTCGTTGTTAACAATAGACTGTACTGCACTTGCCACGGATTTTTTCTCGCTATTAGGGATTTGACGTAGAGGCACTACTACTGACTCTAAGTTATATACACCGCGTCGAACCTTTGGGAACGATGTAGTATATTTATATGCTTCGCCATCTTTTATGCCAAGTTCACGAGCAATTGCTGTAACCTGTGCTGGACGAAATTCTACTTGATCAGCAAAGCGTGATGCAAGTGTAGTCGATAATGTTTTTTCAATCAAGTTCATAATATATATCCTCTTAGTTAGCTAGGTATGAGATCAGGTTCCACCAAGTGTATTGCGGACCAAAGCCAACATCGATCCATCCTAAAGCGAATATAGCGATAAAGGCAAAGCCCATGTATTCTGATATCTTTTCACGTAAAGTCATAACTGTCTCCTCAATTATTATGGTACCATTCTACCATAGTTTAAAGCCTTTGTACACAGTTAATTTCACTTTTTTTCATTTTATTTTAGTTGTAACATTAATGTCACACTATGCCACCAGCTTAGCAAACTGAGTGGCAAGTACACGATTCCCTTTCTTTGAAGATGCATGCTTCTTAAATGCCTTTGTGATCTGAGCTTTTGTAGCATGTGGTGTTACAGATAATTCATCATTTTCAGTATTTAATGAATGTCCTTTTAGTATAAAGTATTTGTCATATCCTAATGTATTGTCTGCTGACCAGAACTTATCTTTATTATAAGCCTTTCTAGCATCTGCTATATTTTCATCTGTGGTGATTTTGTCGTTATACCTATAAGTTCTATAAACTTGTCCTTTGAATTCGTACATATCTTTACATACAAAGAAACCAATAACAGATACACCAGGA